AAATAAATAGTATTTTAGGAGGACACTTATGTATAATTTTAACTTGGGTAATGCCCTGACCAAAATTAAAGATTGGGATAAAGCACTTGCTAAAAAGATACAAGTTAAGTGGAATCTATCAGACTATCAAATGTTATGCCTAGCATTTGGTAAGGGGTTCATTATCGGAGCATTGCTACTATGAGATACGTTTTTAGTCAGGAAGAAACTGATCTTATGATTGATACAGTTCGCAAGACTTTAGGGAACTATTGTCAAAATGGTTTAGAACTGGGAAAACTACTGAATAAACTGGAAGGTTACCGATCAGAGATCGATTGCCCCGATTGTAAGTGTGGACAGGTCAACAAACTGGCACAAGCATGATTGCAAGGGGTTGACCCTATGGTAATATGTTAATGGGAAAACAAACCAACCTACTGAGGCATGGGTGATCTCATCCCTTAAGTCATTAGATGACTAAAGATTTAACTAGCATAGTTAAAACGAGGTGGAACAGGTCTTTAAGTCGAACCTCTCAGTTAATCGTTTTGTTTTCTCTCGTCATTTATTATTTCTACATTGACAACACCTACAACACCTCGCAAAAGAAGGACACGCAAGACAACACCTGCGAAACCTAAAGTTGAGGTTATTAAAGTAGAACCCAAGACAACATCCCCTGATCTATCCAAACTATCAGGTATTGATTTTGTTATCCTACCATTAATATACCTCGAAGCATTTGTAGTTAACTTTGTTATGAATACAGGCATCAAAGTTCCTGACAGAGTAGCAATTAAGTAACTGTCACAAGCACCTTTACATAGGTGCTTTTTTATTGATACAATTAAATCATTACATTATTAATTCATTGACTATTTCATTACGACCACATCAACAGAGGGCATTAGACTCTATGGTATCGGATGATAAAGGTCAAATCATAGTGCCTACTGGTGGAGGCAAAACATATATTATGATACAGGATGCTCTAAACCAGTTCTCAAAAAGCATCCCACAGACTATAGTTGTAGTCGCCCCTCGTATATTATTGGCACAACAACTATGCAGAGATTTCATGGAATATTGTGATGCTGATGTATTACATGTTCATAGTGGTAAGAGTGAATACCTTAATACTACTAAGCATGATGAGATCACACAATGGTTTCACAATAGCATCAATAATCAACTGATATTTACAACATATCATTCACTTCACAAGATACAAGAGTGTTTAGATGTTGAGGTTGATACAGTATATTATGATGAATCACATAATAGTGTAGCGAGATCATTCTTTGAGAGTACCAAATACTTCTCAGAATATGCTACACGCAACTATTTCTTTACAGCAACACCTCGTATATCTCGTAAGCATGAAAGAGGTATGAATAATGTTGAGGTCTATGGTAATACTATTTGCAATGTGAAGGCACAAGAATTAATAGAGAGTGGAACTATACTACCACCTACTATTGTGCCATTTAATACAGAAAAACCTGCACAAGATAGTATAATAGACATCATTGATAATGCTTATGATGATGGAGTACTTAAGGTATTAGTATCAGTTCCTAGTTCTAAGGTACTAGGTAAAATGTTAGGTCAAACATCATTACTTGAGGAACTCAAGGAGAGAGACATCAATGTGCTTCATGTGACCAGTAAATTTGGTGCATATGTTAATGACAAGAAAGTATCACGTCATGAATTCCTTAAAACATTGCATGAGTGGTCAAAAGATGATACAATATCCTTTATATGCTTTCATTACAGCATACTTTCAGAGGGCATTAACGTATCTGGATTGACTCATACTATTATGTTACGTTACTTATCAGTTGTCGAAATGGCACAGACTATAGGTCGGGTTATTCGACTAGATAGTGATGATCGTAATAGAATCAACTCAGGTGAGTTAGCACCTATGAACTGGAAACTATACAATAAACCAACAGGTTATGTAACAGTACCAGTACATCCTAAGACTAAACATATCATCAAGAGACTACAGAAAGTTGTTGATGCTATATTTGTTGATGGACAACCACCAGTTTCTTTAGTCACATAACATGGGAGACATTAAGGCACTATTTCCAAGTTTTTATTATCATGGAGAAGTGCCAAGTCATCAATACCTTAAGAGATTATTTCTTAAAGAATTAGATGATGCACAATTAAATAATCCAAGTGAGTGGAATTGTAACCTATCATCCAGTTTTGATAGTAATACAAATCTAACAGACTTTTCATGGGATGTTTTTGAGAAGGCAATACAAGATAGTCTCATGGATATGCACATGAAATTAGGTGGTGATGTCAACAATAGAATAAGTATGTTTGAGTCATGGATTAATGTATATAATAAGGGAGATATGCAAGATGTACATACTCACGCAGGTGGGGATGATTGTACATTTAGTTGTGCATATTTCTTAGACTATATACCTGAGGAGGATGCTAATTTTATATTTTATCATCCTGACCAAAAGGTACATTTAGGTAACTTTAGTAAATACTACCCAGTACATACTACATGGTTTCCTGAGGTTAAAGAAGGGGATATTATTATATTCCCTGCCTACCAACATCATCAAGTAAGTATGCAAAAATCAGAACATAAACGTATTACTATATCTGCTAACTTTAGGTTAACAGGTAATAAGTATATACCAACTCAAGAAGAGTTAGTGAGGGAACTAGCATGACATATAATATAAAAGGTGTCAAGGTCATTGACGGATATTTTCCTGATTGGATTGTTGATGACGTGGCACAATGGATAACTGAATATTGCCCACTATACTATAATAATGCACCATATGGTGATTATAAAGATACTAGGTTTTGGGGTAATACTGTTATCAGGGATGATAATTTTACTGATACATCACCATACTATTGGTTCTTTAGTTATTTTTGCGAATGTATAAAGAAAGATATATGTAAAGATCAACCCATATCACATATCCATAGGTTATTAGTTAATGCTCAATCACCTGATATGGAATCACAATTACATGATGATAGACACATACCTGCAACAAGTGTAATATACCACGCATTTGGTGAATCAGGTGATACAGAATTTATAACTGGTGATAGAGTTAGATTTAGACAAGGTAGAATAATAGTATTTGATAGTAGCATGATACATAAGGGAAATCCACCTTATGTACATGATAAAATGAGAATCAGTTTAGGTGCTATCGCTGACCATAAGGACAGTTCACCTACTATCACAACACAAGGAGGTTATTCTAACAATGGATAGTAAAATAGATGTATCAACTCAAGAATGTTTTACACTTGTAAAATGTAAACAGCATGTTGAGGAGTTAATCTCTTTATCTCACAAACTAGAAAGATCAACTTATATTACAAAGTTGCTCAATAAGTTATATAAAGAGTTAGACTATCAACATGAGGTTCGAAAGAATCCCGACCTACTCAAGATTACAACAAACGATTCTTGGTTAGATTAATAAACACTATTTGCAAAGGCGAATCAATGACAAAAACAAAAAGAGGAGCAGGTTCATCTACCGATCACTACATCCAAGATGCTGCTGAAATCTATCTTGCTGCTGAATTACAAAAGCACGCAGAGAATCATGATGTAGCAATTTCACATTGCTCTGCGACTCAGGAAGAGGAGTGGATTTCATATTGTACAGAGAGAGGAGTATTAAGCAAGTTCCTATCCTCTAAGTATAAAACAAATGTTGATAAGACAGTACATCAACTATTACCAGAGTTTATTAATCAGTTCCCTAACAGAAAGTTTTACTTCACTTGTGTAGATGCAGAGTATAGAAACAAGAATTTAAAAGGTGATCTATTAATCACATTTGATAATTGTGAACAGTTATCAGTATCAGTTAAAAACTATAAAAATGGATTTGACTCTATACAAGTATGCTCAGGAACATTTAACAGTACATTAAATAATTTCCTATTTGACAATACTAATTGTTCACCAGGAATTTATAGGGATGCTAATGGTAACAAGTTTAAAGGTAGTAAGAGAGAAGTAAGAGATAATTTAGTAGAAGAGATTGCACCACAATTAATAACATATTATCATCAATTAGATGCTATCAATGATGCAGTAAGAGATTACTATATCAATGGTGAGACAGCAAGATACTGGGATAATGTTAAAGATCAATGGGAGCAAGATTGTAAGTCAATCGGTAAGCAAGTTGCTCAAACTATATCTGAAGCAGTTAACCAGATTGATAATAAGTTAGTACTCAAGAGACTATTAAAAGCAACTGGTATTGTATCTGATGAGCATTTATTGTGCATAGGTAAAGGAAACTACTTATTCAGCATAACAAATAAGGATTATGCTAAGTTACAAGAGAGACTAGGCAATGCTACTAACGTTAACACATATGCTAAAGGTCAATCAGTATTCTATGAAATATGTGACCTAGATGGTATCATCCTAACTATCAATCAACCCTGCACACTTCAGAAAAATGGAGCATGGCACGCACTTAATGAAGAAAGATTTGATGGACTAAGAGAGAAGAAGGATAAAGGTAAGAAAGTATTATTAGCATGGGGAGAGAGAAGACCTGCTAAGTCAAAAGAGTTAGCAACCTCTACCAACACATACTTAAGACTAAGGGAAGCAATTTAATGAGGAATACATACGATTTATTCCCTATCAAATATCATCATGTTCATATTAGAGATCATGGTGATATTTTTGGTCAATTAATTGATTCTTGCTCTCATCTATTATCAAGTAGTAAGGATAAATGGAATTGTGATACAACTACAACATTCTTTGATGAGAATGACATAATACCACCTGATGAGTTAGGACAATTCTTAGCACCATATCTATATCAATATTTTCCACCTGAGGTGAATATCAATATAGTTAACAGTTGGGTAAATGTATATGACCAAGGTAATTGGCAAGAACCACACCACCATATACAATTTCCAGAGTTTATTAATTTTAGTGGTGTGATATTCATTAATTATGACCCAGAGAAGGATGCCAAATTCTATTTTGAGAATATGAATTTAGATCACACTATATCAGGTTATACTCATATCATGAAGCAAGACCCTATCATGTATCCACCCATACGTCAAGGGGATATGATTGTATTTCCTAGTTTTATACGTCATGGTGTACATCTACAAAAGCATAACACTAAGAGAACCACTCTATCATTTAATCTTGATGTGAGGTAGTGTGCCAATAATAATACCGCACATATTACAATGAATTTTACCATAAAATACTGTACAATTAGTATGTAAACAAGAGAACTACCACTCATGATCGACAGACAACCAATTATCGACAACATGGGTGACTCACTTCTCAAGTCTATTACACGTCAAATCAATAATGAGCAATACGCAAATGCTCATGCCCTATTCCAAGAGTGGGTAGTTGATGGTGTTGACCCAGAGGATGAGGACATCCAATACGAGTTTCTACTCTTACAAAATCTTTCAGAATTATGATTACACCTAGAACACCCAAATCTGAAATCAACATGTCTGATCTCAACAGAGACGCAGTAAGACAAGCACACAGAGATTCAGATTTCCTTGCTGATGTCGTTGGTGGTTTCATTCAGAAACTAACCAAGGAAGAGCAATTAATCCTTAGAGAGCAACTAGACTACTACATGGATGCAGGTTATGTTGATGACGAGGGTTACATCCACAATGATGAAACTATTGATGACCACTACAAGTATTATGGAGGAACAGCAGACTAATGAGCGACTACACAACAAATGAGATAGCACTCTTAAATCTCATCAATAATCTAAACAAATACTTTTATTATTTTGGTGAGTCTGATGATAAGGTAACAGATTCCAGAATAAAAACAAGAGAAAAACTAGATGAGTTTACATCACAGTTCATGAGATCAATCGAGGTAGATGAAGATGCAGACTAAAGAACCAATACAATTTGACATCTATCCTCTACTCACAGTAGAGAAACTAGAATTGATCTCAGAGATTTTTTCAGATGCCCTAAATGCCCAAAATGTCTATCCAGAATTGTGGGATATGCAACTAACAGCAACAGTTTATGACCAATTTGACCCAGAGGATGTAACATGACTTCTTACATAACCAGATCAAAATTAGAAAGTTTAATTACTGATTTTGTTTTAGAGCATGACCTAGATGCTTCATTTGTTCAGCAAACAGAAGGATTAACATATGTTCGCTTCACAGTAGATGAGGATGAAAATGTGTAACACAACGCAATTTCATAGGTTTAAATTGCCCAGAGTGCTTAACAGACATGAACCAGAATTGAGTTTAATGTCAGATAAACAACTCAGAATATGGGCAGAGGATGTAAGAAAAGAACATCCAAATTTTCCATTCGATTCACACATTATTGAGAGACTTAACAATGCTACACCAAAATGAATTCTATTACAATATGGCATCATACTTAAATGATGATGAAATACATAAAATTTGGAACATAGTGGGAGCATCACTTGATAGAAATGGATTTCCAGATCATCACATGGGAGAGTTATCAATAAGAGTTTACGATAGTTCACTAACACAACAACCAGAGGGGTCAGAGTAATGCCAAATCCAAAACTAACAACTGAAGAATTACAAGAATTAAAATATCATTATGTTGATCGAATTGTTGATAATATGTCAATGAAAGATTTAGTTAGTTATGTTATTGATGACATGAACAGATACGTTGATAGTCAATCAGAAACAGAATTTATAGATGATTGTATTAACTATTGGGAAGATCATTTTGATGATGTTGTTAATGAAGTTAAAGACTATACAAACAGTAAATTTAAAAAACCAATGGAGGACAGATTAAATGAACAGAAAACTTTATAATGATGAGAATTATATAGTATCTGAAGAGTTCGGAAGAACTTTTTGGTTCGATACTAATAATGAATTAATGTCAGCACCTACCTTAATAAAAGGAGGATTTGATAAATCTCAATCTGATTATGTTTCAGAGTGGACAGAGTGGGAGGGAGTCAACTTTGATAAACTATTTGAGATAGTCAGACATCTAACAATTAAAAAGCATTTCGAGGTTAAACATGGTTAAAGATTTCACAACTAAAAAGACTAAAATTAAAGCACAAGTTAAAAGCAGATTTTATTATCTATTTTGGGGCATTGCTACATTAAGTGTAGTTAGTGGTCAAATATTTGTAGGTAGAGGTTATCAACAAATGAATGAATCGATTAATGTATTAAATGATATTTTAATAGATCGATTCAGAACCAGAATTATTCCAGTTCCAAAACCCAGAGGATTATATGAACCACTCATCCCACCACCTGATGCAATACCTGATAATTGGTCTAGACAAAGTGATGGTATTATATTTCTAGAAGATGTATAGAAATATATGTTTAACCCTATTGGTATTGTTATCTACAATAAACCTTACCATAACTTACCATAGCAGATCACCTATCATACAATGCGAACAAAGTAAATATTGAGTGGACAGAAAAGAAATCGTCCACTTTCTATAGAATATGTCACCTGATCGACTATAATGGTTATATAAGGGCAAGGGATTAATTATCCACTTGGTAAACAGGTTAGCATATCCCACCCTTAAATCAAATCAATCTCAAAGGAGAATTACATGAGACAAATCGAAAGAGCAATGAACAGAGCAATCCGCAACGGAGTGAACTTCAGCAACAGTAACACACAGGTTACTCATGATTCAGAAGGTGCTAACGTTTACCTACATGGTAACCATATTGCAACTGTTACAGACAACTCTTTAATTCTCTTTGATGGTGGTTGGCAGAGCAACACCACCAAATCCAGACTAAATGCACTTTGCTATGAGTTTTCTTATGGTGCAAGAGTATTTCAGAAGAACTGGGAGTGGTTCGTAGGATACAAAAACCTTACAGAGGATTTTGTAAATGGTTTCGAACTAGCATTTTCATAAGGAGTAATTAATGAAGTATCTCGACCTATTAACCGAACTCAGTAATTTAACTGATGAGCAACTATTACAGGATGTGATAGTTTACAACAAATCGTATAAGGGTTACCACGTTGCTAGTAATATATTTCTAGCGAATGAAACCGACCCTATCGAACTTAATCAACCATTTATAACAGTATAAGATCATGAACACTTTAAAATTGACAGATTCACAACTAGAGTACTTACAGGACTTAGTTATGTTCGCTTATGAAATGGATGTACCAGAGCAAAAAGGATGGGACATCCAAACATATGATAACTTAGTTGATGAGGTGATGAAGTGAACCTATTTGCGATAACATTTGATGAGCAATATGAACTCATCAAATTATATGACATTCTCAGGGATATGGATTTCGAATTGACCGATCTCCAGAGAAGTGTATTTGATAAAGTATTATCAGGTGAGGTTTACAATGCCAAATAATCAATTTCATACACCTTACCATATTGGAGTAGGTGATTTAGTATCATTTAATGGTAGAGTTTATCATGTCTTAATTAACTACATTAAAGGACAAATTGATGCTAAAGGTTATATCCCTGCATCAAATCGTACCATATTAATTAACAACGATAATGAAAGAATTATGTGTCATAATTATAAAGAATTGAGGTTAATTGAGTCATGAAAACTATTAACTATCAAGTAACAGAAATAGAACTCTACTTATCTGAAGTTGGGGATGGTGACCCTGATTTACAATTTACACCCGAAGAGG